ACCCGGACCAACGTCGAGCGTACGTTCCGAGAGCTTGCGCTTCACGGTGAAGAAGTTTACAACGAATGGTCCAGTAAGATGGTCGAGGAGCACAATCGTCGCACCCGAACTCCGCTCACAGCACCCCCTTTCCAGCTTGCACTGGAGGAGGTGACTGGGGAGGAGGGGTATTATTTTGACCCCTCTTTGGAGTGAGTTAGTTCACTCCCCCTTGGTGTGTGGGGTTAGGACACACCACGTGGTCGCGCACGGAATAAAACGCAAGAGGCTGTTGTCTGGTTTCACTGCTCGCACATCATCATATCCGGGTCCTTAAGATGTGTGAGTTAGCTTTCAACAGTAACGTTCCTGGCCATCGTGCCAAACGCCACCAGGGTGGAACAGAAATACCCAGGGGAACCCGGGGCCAAGTGTAAGAGGTAGTTCACTCGCACCTGGCTTTAAATGGAACTGCAGACTCAGAAGATACAACGCAGAATCACGTCCTTAAAACCGACGATGCACAACATGCTACCACATCGTTTAGCACAGAAGCTATCACTCGGGAAGTTGAGGCCACTAATCCGGGAGCACCCCAGATTATGCTGACGAAGCAACCTGATTGGAGTCGCTTGACGTTGGAAGCACTTCTTTCCCAACCGGTCCCACTGCTGCAAGGTGCACAACAACCTGGAAACGCCATTAATGTCACCTTTGCCAGCCACAGCGCCCTTCTTGAGGCGTCCCAGTTTCACCTCGATAAATTGAGGGGTTATCTGGGTCTTCGTGCCACAGTCACTTTTCGACTTGTGGTGAACGCAGACAAATTTACTATGGGAAGACTTGTCTTGAGTTATCAACCATCCAATGTGTATTACCTGGAGAGGCGATCTGATTACAGACACGTTTCTCAATTGGAGCACGTTGAACTTGATCTCAACACTGATACGGAAGCCGCACTTTCTATTCCACATAGGGGTCCATACACACATTTTGACCTCACGAACAAGAAGTACGACACTGGCTTTTTCCGAATCACGGAGTATTTATTGCACCGTGGTAATCCTTATTCCTGGACAATTTACGCCAGCTTCAGTGACATTGACCTCTTGGGTCCCACAGCTGTCACTACCGTGGCGTACCAGGGTAATTTGGAGATTGAGGAGAAGAAAGAACCGATATCATCGAAACTCGCTCAATTGTCTTCTGTTGCCACTTCCTTTGCGGCAGTGCCTGTATTGACTTCAATCATGGCGCCGCTTGCGTGGGCTTCGGCAGTAGGGTCTAATGTGTTGTCGGCTTTTGGTTATTCTCGGCCTTCCACAACCATAACCCCCACAGTTTACGTCAAACGTTCAGCAGCAAAACTAAACCAGACCGATGGTACCGATTATGCCGATCAAATGGCTATGACGACCACAGCTGCTACGATGATAACAGACGAAATCGGACTCACCAAAAACGACGAGATGAGCTTTGCATACCTATGCGGCATAAATGCAGCCGTGTTCAGGTTCAACACGAGTACAACTACTGCAGTTGGCACTCGCGTCTTGTCTTTCCCTTTGGCACCTTTCATGATGAAGGGTCGAGCTGATGTCAC